AGGCCAGGACGCTTCAACCGTAGAGTGGCGGTGCCCTCAACGGACTCGATTTCAGCCGTGTCGAGAAGAAGCCCCGTGGTGGAGTCAAAGACCCGAAGCATGTCCCCGGCGTGGATGTTCACGTCCTCGTTGGTGAAGGCTCCCAGGTTGGTGGCGGCTCCATACGTCGCCAGATCGGCCACGAAGGTCCGTGAGGTTGATGCTGTCGAGTAGGAAGCGGTGACCCCACGGCGGATCTCATAGGCGAACCGCAAAGGATCCAATCCCGAGATGATCTCATTCTGGGCATCGTGCCATCGTCGGACACGCCGCACGAAGTAGTGAACCCCCTCATTGTCCAAGTTGGGGGAGCCAGTGGGGGCGTAGTCATGGACGTTTCGCGACCCCACATCGGCTGTGGTGAGTGCCCCGTAAGAAGCCGCCACCACCCGAGGGGCCGTCAAATGAAGGTTCGCGGTGGGAAGGGGGAAGGATGGCTCCAAGAAGATCCCTGCCAGGGCAAAGAAGCCGGGGTTGGCGGCGGCTGGGTCAATGTCGTCCCCGAACACCATACGGTCACCGGGCATAAGACATGCGTTGGGGGGAGTGCCAAATGGGATGGCTGCCCCCGTCGAGTCCAAGAAATCAGCGACCGCTACGGTGCTCCCGTAGTGGCTTCCGTGCCACGCTCCGCTGTCCCCCCATCGGGATATATCAAGGTACGTCGCCACCCCTGATGAATCGGAGTTGAAAGTCCCTGCGGGGTCGTAGATTCTGCCGTATACCGCCTCTCCTCGTACCGGATAGAACGCGGTATTGTCTTTGGGGTCAGGGATACCCACCCCCAGGTTTTGTGGGGCGGGGATCGAATAGATGGTGTTCTGGAGACGAGGAGATGCGCCGATGGTGTAGAGGTCGAACACATCATCACCAGCAACAGCGATATAGGGGTCGATTATGGTTGGGTTTCGGTTCCCGAAGGTCACGCTTCTGAAGCCTGCCATCAGGAGATCCGTCCCTCCATCTTCTACTTCATTGGGGCCGACCACGTTGTTCGGAGGCAGGTGGGATCCCATCTGTTGAATGGGGAGGTAGCCCATACCTGACACACGGGTTTCAGCGGCGGCACGAGCATAGAAGTCCACTTCGGTTACGGGGCTTCCTCCTTCCGAGGTAGTAGTCGAGAGCCCATCCCCCCAAACTGGGGTGGCTGGGGTCGTCATGTTGATGACGAGTGTCCCAGCCTCGGGGTCATAGGCCCCCAGGCTGTCGTATTGCATGATGAGGACACTCTGTTGGATGTGCCATTTCCCGGTGCCCCCATCATCTTCAAACTCGGCGTACTTGTCGGAAAAGACCAGATAGACATGTTCAGTGCCCCCGGTGTCGGCGGGATCTGCCCACCCATGGCCGTTCGGGGTTCCAGGCACGGGGACTACGCCCTGTAGGGTCACCTCATTGGTTACGGAGTCCACTTCCAAGATGGTGGGGAAGTCCACGTTCACACAGTCAAAGCCCCCGGACCCGGAAGGGGTGCCCGCCAACTTTGCTTCAGCCTTGGGGACCGGAGCGGTCGCATCGTCCCATTGACGAGCGGGACGGAGCGGGGCCTGAACGAAGGGGATGCTCGCAGCAGGGGTCGCGTATGCGTCCCCTGCATCATAGGACACGGCATGACGAACAAGGTACGTCCCAGCTTTGACGGCTTCGGATGATGTGGTTCCGGCATCCACCACCACAATGTCTCCCGCCTCCACGTCCGGTACGAGGGGGAAGAACAAAGCCGCCCCGTAGATGTAGTCGCGGTTGCCATCGAGGTCCAGCCCCATGGTGGTGTCGATGAAGCCCTTGTCTGCCATGACTCCAAACCCAGCCGCAATCTCGGCGGTTTCATTGGCGTTGGATGAAGGGACTCCGGCGAACTTGATGGTGGACACGTCGGCGGCGAGGGGGGTGTTCTCGTACCCTTCCCATGCCATGAGTCGGAGGGAGCCGTCAGAGCCGTCCCAGGTGCCCGTGTACTCCACCAAGGCGCTGACACTTGCATCGGGACTCGGACCCATGCGCTCCAACAAGGTGAGGTAGTGGGTTCCGAACCCAGCCGCCCCCGGAGCCGGGGCTCCGTTGATCGCAGCGGGGGAGTTCACCGTGAAGCCCTGGACACCCTGGCAGGTGACCTCATGCACGGCAATCTGGACACCGAGTTCGTGTCCGTGGTTGGTATTCCCTGGGTCGTTGGCGGGGCTGTATCCCCGAGGCTTGGCGAGGTTGAAGGCCAGCGCCTCTTTGAAGGTCAGACGATCTCGCCCGACCTCACAGGTCAAGGAGCCCAGACCAGCACCTCCGACAAGTACCCCGGACGTGAAGGCCACTGTATCAGGGTCGAAGTAGGTGTCGAAGTCCAACGTGAAGTCGTAGTGGGTGGAAACCACGAGCCCCAAGGCAACCATGATTGACGGCTGTGCCACTACACACTGGATAGAAACAGTGTCGGCGGTGAATACAACCCCGACCCCGGCAGGGTCCGTGGTGATGGCTGTTGTCGCTGCTGCGGCCTCATTCCAGGCGTACATGACCTCGCCCGGATCGTCCCAGGGGATGACAAGGGCTCCGATGAAGGGGTCCGTCGCAGGAGCCAGTGAGGGGTCCGCGTCATAGATGCGGATCACCAGGGCGTTTCCCACACCTGCGGCGGGAGGCGTGCCGGGGATGAGGGCTGCGAGTTCTGTGAGTCGGATGAGGGGAACCGTCCCGAAGTGGAAAACGGTATCCCGCTGTCCACCGCCCGAGACTTCGGTGATGTGGAACCCGTTGTCCCCTGTGTCGTCAGCCACATTCGCTGCGAACCCACGGATGGTGTACTTATGTTCCATCCCTGTGGCAGTTGGGGTCACGAACCGTGGGGTTTCCAGCGTCGAAGGACGGTTGGGGTCAGTTGAAGGAGCGGTTTGCTCCACGTCGCCCACGGTCAAGATGCCGGTCATTCCAGCCGGGATGCTTCCTGCCCCTACGAGGGCTTGGTCAGCTTGCGACAAGATGAGGTCGAAACGCCGCACGTCTCCGATGCCCGAGTTCGCGGTGTAGGCCCCCGCTGTCTCCACAGGGCGAAGGTCACCGTCAGCGGCGGCAGCCCCCACATAGAGAGTGGCAGGGTTGAGGGCATAGCCAGGATAGTCGGTGGCCTGGACGATGGTGCCGTTGTTGACGACGATCTCGTTGGGGTAGACCGCCAGTGAAAGGTCTTGCTGCTCGATGGCAGGAACACCTGCCGGGAGGGGCAGGGCTGCTGACGTGTCGATGAACAACAGGACCAGTGAGGCAGCTACTTCCCCGAGCACCACGAGTTCGGTGTTCGTGGTCCGCATGTAGGGGATCTGGTAGTCGCCGCTGTCGTCCTTGTCCTCGCCCAACAGGCACGGGAGTTGGAGCGGCTGCGTTGACGTGTTGACGAACTCGACCACTCCCTCGACGCAGGACAGCGGAGAGGGAGGGTTCTGGCCGAACCACTTTTGCAGAGGGAACGGGAACGCATCGTCAGCGGTGGGAAGCGATGCGTCGATGAAGGTGCCTGACCGACGGCCCACTTTGAGGTCGAACTGGATGCGGTAGTCGGGAAGCCCCTGGGTAGCTTCAGCAGTTTCATCCAGGGTGGGCTGTGTCGGGACGGAAGTGGGGTCCAGGGTTCCGCTGGTAGGACCACAGAACACCGTGTCTCCGTACCCACCATCGGCGGAAATCACGTCTTCCAGGGGGATAGTTTCATTGACGAAGACGCTGGACCCAGCCAACGGTGCCCCCGTCACATCAACGAGCACCAAAACACAACCGGCCTGGACCTCTCCGATATAGACCCCGTTGAGGTCCGAGTCCGCTGTCAGGGAATAGATGGTGCCGTCCGGCTTTCCGAAGTTGATTCGGGGTGCCTCCCCAGCGGTGGTTGACCCCACAAAGGCTGGCGTGGACAGGGCTGCATCTCCTGACTCCAAGTCAGAAATGCCCCCACCTTGCGAAAGCAACTGCGTAATGTCAGGGAACCCCGTGTCCGGGTTGATCGGGAACTCGCTCAACGGAACCGGCGTGGCTACGAATGTCGCAGATGGAGGGCTTGTAGTGGTGGTTCCCAAAGCCGCGTCCAACTCCGCACTACCCAACGGATAGTAAGCCCACACGCGAGCGCGGGGATGCCGGTCCTCGGCAGTCACGTCCGAGATGTTCTGAATGTCGCCCAGGGCTGGGTTGCAGATGACCCCATTGACGGTCTTGCGTGTCTTGACCTTTTGCTCGGTGGTTTCTCCGGGCTCCGGTCCAGGCACCTCGATCTTACGACCAGAGGAGTAGTAGCCCGGATCTGTGAAGCCCGTTGCCCCCATGACCGCTTCCAGGCCGGGGAACAACCGCGTGAAGTGGGTGGTCTTCTCTGGGAACAGGCGGCTGTACTCGTGGTCCTGCCACATGTCCTTGAACTTCCCAGGCACGTCGAACTTTGGGAACAGGAAGGCGAGCCCGCGAGGCCGACCGAACCCGATCAACAGGCGGTCGTCCATGTCGTTCTTCACCCGATGGCGCTGCCGACCCGTGTAGAAAGAGAGGGAGTGGGGGTCCGGGGTTATTCCATCGGGAGCGCCAGGGCGTTCCCCCGTGTCGGGGATCTCCGCTGTCGTGGGGTCAAATACCGGATCCGCCTCCATGTACCACCCATCGTTGTCGGTGTAGTCGGAGGGGGACCAGTTCTCGATGACCTCGCGCCAGATGAGGCGAGGGTTCAACTCCCCGCTGATGGAGTCCTCGTAGCCGGGAGGTGGATACCGCTTGTCACGCCCGAGGAAGAAAAGGAACTTCCCGTCTCTGTCCCCGATGATGCGACCATCCATGGCTTCAAGCACTTGCTCAAAGGCCACAATGACCCCGTTGAAGAACTCGACGTAGACACGTCCTCCCCGGTCTTGGTCACGGTAGTCCTGTGCTTCCCCCCGCAACCCCATGGCTCCCTGGCTTCCCATGTTGGACTCGCCGGGGAACGCCAGGACAGGGCCTCCCGAGGGTGCTGACCCGCCCTTGGCGGCGGATACCTTGGCCACGTCTCCCAGGTAGTTCCTCATAGGAAGGGTGGAGAAGTAGAAAGAATCGGGGTTCCGGTAGGTGTACTTGGCCCGCAACACGCTCCCGAGGAGCCTGTTGGGGACCGAGGGGACCGTCATATAGAGGTAGCTGCCCTTGTAGAGCGGGTATAGGAGCGCGTCATCCTTCACCAAGGGGTTCACCACTACCTGCCGTGTGTAGCGGAAGTGGAGCCATTCTCCGGGGTTCAACGGGGGCTGTGTGGGGGTCTGGAAGATGATCTCCCCCGTAGCTGCGTCCGTCGTGTAGTGGGTTCCCTCGATCAACTCCTTGCCCGGTACGCCGACCCCGCTCTCTGTCGCCCCCATGAGGAAGAGGTTGTATTCCTCGCTGGTCACGAAAGGGGCAATCCCAGCAAACTCCATGGGGCTGGGCTGGTAAACGGGGCGCATACTGATCCGCACCGTGTTGCTGTTGTCGTGGGCTTTGTAGGCTGGGGTGGCGATCTCAACGATGGTGTTGCGACCATCATCAGACATGGAGGAGTTGATGATGATGTAGGGGCACTCCTCAATCTCCAGCAGGTGATTGGGCTTGGTGTACTGCCGCACATCCCCGTAGAAGACCACCTCCAACTGACCCCGATCCACGGCAAGCAAGGGAGTCCCTGTTGCAGTAGAGGTGTCCAGCGTGGGCATGAAGCCCTCTGTGTCTGTTGGAGAGAGGGTCACAGACACCGGGAAATCGGAGACGGTAAGCCCTGAATCCCGTCCCACCGCACGGCTCCCGAGTTCCCCCAAGGGATCCGGGGTGATGGTGACTGTCGTGAGGTCAGTGGTGATGTCGTAGGCCACCGTCTTGATGTAGAGGGGCTGCGGTCCCAGCATGAGGAGATGCCCCACCGGGAAATCCGCTGACCGGTCAGTCTCCAAGTCGAAGGACGTTTGACCCTCCAACAGAAAAAACGGCTTCCGGTACACCGGAGGTGTGGAGACGGTGTACGCTGACTCGCCTCCAAAGGCTTCCAGCACGCCGTAGTTGATCTTCACCTCGTCCGTGGATTCCACGGCACTCGTCAACTTGATGAGGTAGATGCCGAGGTCTTCGTCTACCTCGATGAAGGCTGTCTCTATGCCTGCGAAGTTCTGGAGTTCCACGCCGACCCACATGAAGGGATCGACTACCTCGGAGTACGTTCTCCCGGTCGGGTTGAAGGAGAACGTGTAGTCATCAATCCGAGTCGCCACCTCCAGCTTCACGATGAGGGGAAGGAACTCGGTGACCTCGATGTAGTTGCCGTCGGTGTCGGTGGCCTTGTCCCCGTTCGTGTCAGCCTGGAAGTAGTTGGTTTCAACGATCTGCATGGCCCGCAAGGGCTTCTTGAAGAGGATGCTCCCGCTGACGGGAGAGGTCTTCACGTCGAGATCGTTGACCGTGACCATCTCCTCCACGAAGTACGCCGTCTCACCGGCATAGGTGCCTGCATCGGAAGTCGAGATGTTGATGCTTCCGTCGGAGGCGTTGATCTCACACTCACCTGCGGTGAGATCGTCTGGGTTGAGGAACTGTTGGTCGTAGAAGACGGTGCTCCCAGAGAGGTCCGAAACCACATCGTCGGCAAAGACGACTTCTCCGCTGCCCGCGACGATCTCTACGGTTCCCGCAGCCGGTGTCCCTGCTACGGCCACCATGACGAGGTTGACCCCGCTCGTGAACTCCGCAGCGCCCACCCGGAAACTGAAGTACGCCGTCCCACCCGCAAGGGAGGTTTGAAAGTGAAGGTCTGAAGTGTCGGGGATTTCCAGGCCGGTGGCGACCACGGTGCCCATCTTTACCCCGCGCACCAGATAGGCAGGGGTGGCCTCATTGGCGTTTCCACCCTCCCCCAACCCGAAACGCAACGAGATCACGCGGTTGGAGGAGATGGCATCGGCCACCTCGGCCACAAGGGATCCCCCCACGGTGCCGGTGGAGGTGAGCAGCCGGATCTTGAAAGGCTCGGAGGGCAGGTGGTTCATCACCTGCTGTTGCACATCAGCTACGAGAGTGTTGTCGATCTCGTCCCGAGGCTTGGCTTCGTATACGCGCCATTGGGCAGTCGTCTGGCTGCTCGGGAAAGCCGGAAACACGTTGAGTACGGTCGGGGGTCCGCTTGTGACCTTTGTGATCTGGTAGACCCCTTCGGCTTCCCCGGTGAGGACGTGGAGGAGATAGCCAACCAACACCTCGGCAGCCAGATCGTCTTGGTCTGGGACATTGGGGTCTTCAAACGTGGTGGTGCCTGCGGTGAACTGGCCGCACCCCCCGCTTGCCTTGACCCCACCTTCGACAGACACCAAGAGTGCCTGACCCGGTTGACCCCCTCCAGGCATGAGGAAATCCTCACCCCGGATCTTGGTGGCATAGGAGTCATCCAGCGGTCCCTTCACCCGAAGGCCGAAAGCGGTGTCGTCCATGGCGAGGGCCGAGACTGTCTCGGGAAGGATGGCAGGGTGGTCCAACTGAAGGGTTGAGGTGGGGAACGCCACCTGGGTTGCAGAGGTTTCTCCTTCCTCGGTCCAGACCAGCCGGTCAAACACCCAGTCGTACTTGATCCCAACCCCGAGAGTGGTGTGGTAGTTCTTCAAGTCCACCGTGAGGAGCCCGATAGCCATACGGAAGTGAACTCCCTCGTCGTACCCTGGCATGTCCTCCAACGGCGGCTGGTTGATGCTGAAGAAAGGCATCCCTGTGATGTTGTCCGTGAGGAGCAGGTCATCGAACTGGCTCTTGGCACGAATGTCCGGGGTGTCATCTCTCCGGTCCATGTTGACCGGGCTGCGGAACACTCCCATCGCGGCCCCGTTGTCTGGGAGCCAACAGAAGTTAGGTGCTGGGGCTGCGGGAAGGGGGAGGGATACGCGCCATCCGGGCAAGAAACCGAGGGCAGCAGGTCCAGACAGGTCGGTCGCGTCTGACTGATCCCATCCAATCTCCACCTTCCCTATTTTGAGGTCAGCGTCACGGATAAAGATACGACCTCGTAGCGACCCGACGGACCCTGCGGGGACACCGGAGGTGGCCTGTATGTCAGCCGCTACCTCGGCAGCAGAGAACTCTCCCGCACCCAATGTGGTGGCCACCCACTTGTAGCCCCCCGCGAAGTCATCCACATTGAAGGTGAGCGTTTCCGTTCCCAGGAGGGTGAAGGGCTCCCCGAAGCGGGAGAAGATGCGGGCCTCGTCGGCATAGACCGAGGGAGTAATCTGGGCCTGTAGGAAGTAGAGGGCTTCCCCCTTGACGAGCCTCCGGCGCATCTGGAGGCGGGAGTATTCTTCCAACGGGGAGCCTGTCATATCCGGGTCTTGCAGCCGGGATACGGCGACTGTGTTCTTGGGCACCTTGAACTTCAGAACGGGGAGGTCTTCGTCGTACTCCTCTACATCGGTTTTCTCGTAGGCATAGGATTCACCGAAGAAGAACGTGTCCCCGATACCCTCGATCTCACGCATCATTCCGCACCCGTTGGGGCGCGTAAGAGGGATGGTTTTTTCATCAATGGAAGGTGTGTCCCCCGAGCCGTCCGGCACCCACAGCACCCCACTGATCCCAGGAGGGGGAAGGGGAACCGCACGCGGGATGTAGAGTTTCCCAAAGATAGGGACCGTCTCGGGGTCGCCGTCCAACGGGAGCCCCGCTTCATCGAAGACCGGGGTGGGTGCCTTTACCGGGAGGGGCTGCGTGTTGAGAGACACCCCGTCGTAGTAGAGCCGAGCCCCCAGGTAGAAAATGTCGTAGTCAGAAAAGTCAGGGGTGGGGTTCGTGGTGGATGCCCCAGGCGTGCAACGGTCAATGTCGTGTTTGGACAACACGATGCGGCCTGTCATACGGGACCAGTAGAAGTTCCCCGCCGGGAAGTCCGCAGGAGTGGGGAGATCAGCATCCGTGTCCACGGCGTATGGGGTCAAGTAACGGCGCGACCCGATCCGCAGGAAGGGACGGTCAGTTGGACCGGGAACTGGAGACAGGGCTGGAAAGCCGATGGAAGTGGGGACCAACGCGAGAGGGTAGAAGTCGGCCACTTCCCCCAGATCCCCATCCGCGTCAACGACGAAGGTTTCCGGGTTGTACCAGAGGGTGCGTCCAGCATTGGCCTCGATGTAAGTGGGGTTCAGGAGAAGATCCCCGCTGTAGACCCCCACCACAGCATCCGCAGCGGTGCCGGTCGCGGGGTCTATCCATGACCCGCTCCATGTGCCGCTTGCGGCTTCCTCGTCTGTCACCACGAGGATGGTCAGTGGGGTCGAGATGGAGTCGGGGTAGAGCCCAGACCGAACCAACGCATAAGAATCCGTAGTGGTGTCGTCATAAGGGAGCATGTCCCCCACAGCGAAGCGGGTGAGGGGTGGGGTCAACTTGAACTCATCCTCACCATTGACGGCCCCCAGGTCACGGGGGAGGCTGCCCTGGAGAGGGCTCCATCGTTGGTTCTTGCCGTCCCACCCGAAACGGGTCACGTCTTGGTCATTCCGCGTCCACCAAAAGGTTGGCCCTCCCAGGATGTAGGTGACGAGGAGGATTTGGTCCCCACGTTCCTTGGAGAATCCGCCATTGAGGTAGGCGGGGTCCAAGGCGGTGGAGTCAAGGACGACCTTCCCAATCGAGGGGTCTTGGCTCAAAAAGCCCGGACTCCCCCCATCTGTGATCGTGACGTAGGTGGGAGGAGCCCCCGGAACAATCGGTCCCTTGATGATGACCAGGGAGGACACGGAACTAATGTCTCGCCCCCCAGGGTCCAAGACGAGGAAGGTGTCGGTCCCATCGTTCCAAACGCCACCCTCTACGGCGAGGGTTCCAGGGACGACGGTAACCGCATCACTCGATGCAGACTGCGCCAGGAACTCGCTTTCCACTGTGCTCAACGAACCAGTGGTGGCCGCGAACACACAGTACGTCTCCTCTGCTTCGCGGCTCTCGGGCTTCTGGAGGACGGCTGCCCGGTACATATCGCCGTAGGGTTCTACGGCTGTCGTAAAACGACCACCCGTGGGTGCCACGGTGTAGCCGAGGGTCGCCATTTCCGCCCCGTCCATTTGACTGCGATCCACGCCCGTAGTCGCCTCGTTCGTGTCAGGGGAGTTCCCTGAAGCCACGCGAGCCGGACGTAGGACATAGCCATCGAGATTGAAGCCCACTTATTTGTACTCCTTTTAGACCACACCACTGGTGCTTGTACCAGTACCCGCCATCGGCCCACCACCGCCCGTTGCGGCACCAGATCCGACTCCTGTAAGGAATAGAGTAGCTATGCCGGGAGAGAGCCCTGCCGCCAGTAAGGATGCTTGGGTTCCAGTGAGGCCCTGGCCTGCCATGGCCGACACCAGCAACGGGGTCAGAGAAGCGGAAATCGCTGTTGAAACCTTGGAAACGTCAGCCCCAACCCCCCATCCGGCGCTTTGGCCCTTGTACGTCGCTGATGCAGAGTAGGAGTTCCCAATCCCGATTCCCACGGCTGCGCCGATTTTCGGGGCCGAGAGCCCCTTGAATCCTGCTGATGCGAGCGACCCAGTGACAGGGACAGCGTTAGGTACGATGGTGAGGGTGCCATTGACCGTACCCGCACCCATCACGCCACCCCCACTCCCCGTGAGTGCCACATTGGCCCTGTTGGTAGACCACTTGACGACCGCAATCCCGATAGCCGACGACAACTTCATCCATGTCGGGCCTGTGAGGGTCGGGCCTGCTGCCCTGATGGCGTTCGTGACTGCTGTGGCTGTGATTGGCATTACGCTACCCTGAAACCGGAACACCCGACCGATCCTGCTGCGAGGAAAGTCCCGCCTGTGAGGGGATCGGTACACCCATCAGTAAGGACTCCCCCCTTTGGGCCGGGGGCTTGGGTTACGGACACATAGGTGGCTTGAAGGGTCACCTTGGCCTGGGATTTCAGTGTGGCTCCCGTGGTGCCCGACACTGTGGTAGCCCCCTTCGTCGCTTTGAGGGAGGCGCTTCCCGCGTTTGCAATCACGTCGATGGCCGTGAGCCCCGCATCGATCTTGTTATCTGCCCCTGTCGCCCCTGTGCTGACAGTAAAGCCCGAACCAGGGCCAGTGGAGGTCGGGGCTGTCCCCATAGTGAAGACCCCAAAGTGGCCTACAGTACACACGGTAGTACGCCGCCCCGAGGTAAACGTCTCTTTCAGGTCGCCATAGGTGATCTCATACTTATCAACGGTCCCTCCGATGCCCCCAGATGCGGGAGTAGCGGTGAAACTCGTGGACCGGGATTCTCCGTTGGTGGAGTCGGAGTCGAGGGGACCGCCATAGGTGTACTCGGCCTTCCCGGCGATGGTCACCCCGATCTTCTTGGCAGCCATTGTGATGCTGTCCCCGATACTCATTTCCAGGGTCGAGGAAGCGCGGATCCCGACGACGCTGGCGTCCTCGATAGCCACCTCTTTCGCCGTTACCTTGACCCTATCCTTTGCTGACAGGATGGCGCTCTGGGCACTGATGAGGGACAAGGCGGTCTTGGAGCCCGCAGGGGTGGCATTGGGATTGTCCTTATCCGCGCTCGCTGCCCCGGCTGTGGTGGCACCTCCCCCGAAGATTTCGACGGCCCCTCCAGCAGATCGAATGTCGATGCCAACATTATCTTTTGACCGCCCGACCCCAGTGTTGGCGATGGTGACGGAGCCTGTTGCTTCCATGCGCCTGCTCTCGCCATCAGGCCCGAGTCCGTAGAAGCTGATCTTTCCGGTTCGCAGGTCTTCCTGGGTCGTCATCGACCCCGACCCTTGAAAGTTGGTCAGCCATGCCCCGCCCTTGGAAAGCGCGATGAACGATTCCTTCGTGGGATCAGACGGGTCACGGGACCGGATGAGGAACGCCAGTTGAGACGACAGGGGGTCGTCGGGTGTGGCGGCCCGCAAAGAGGTTTGCCTTTTTCCTGACTCGGTGGTGATCGTGGCCACAAGGGGCACGCCGTATTGGTCGGGGTAGTTGAAAGGGTCGTTCCCCACGGCTGTTCCCAAGACGAACTCCACCAACGGCGAGGCAGGGGACATGTTGAGGGGGTCAAGGGTTCCCCCTGCCGGTCCTCCTGATCCCTCTGGGTCTTGGTTGGGGACGTTGGGAAGGAAACGATCAATGTCGATGCCGTCGGTCTGCTCCGTGACGGGCAACGTACCATCCGAGGTGTGGGCCACCTCGATCCGGTACTCGGTGAAGACCCCTGCTCCTGTGTTGGTGATCCCGTTCATGTGCTTCGCGGAGTTGGACATTTTGTCCACGGATACGCGGTACATGGGCTTCCCACCGTAGGTGGTCCCCGAGGCACCCCCCAGAGTCATCACCCCATCCCCGTCAACGAATAGACCTCGCCGGAGGATCTGGGCCGGGTCAAAGTTCACATCGGCGGCGAAATCGGTGCCGTCATAGACCGTGTTTGCTCGTATTGATCCTGCGTTCTCGGTCGCATCGAGCCCGAGGATGGGGAGAGGCACCCCTGCTTCATCTACCTGTCGTGTAGAACAGTAGTCGATGGCGGTTTCCACCAGTTGCGTGGGGAGGAGGTTGGCATCCCTTTGGATCATGCCGCTGTAGGTGCGGAACCCAGCCCCCGCGTGGAACTGTTGCAGGCTTCTGACGATGAGGGCTTGGTCTTGGTCCCGTAGGATGACCTCGTTGCCACGTCTGTTGGCGAGGGTGGCACTCTCGGTCAACAGGAGGTCTGCCCCTTGGGAGGAAGACGCAACCACGTTCCCTTTTTCCATCTGGCGCAACTTGTGTCGGCGTTCGCTTGCCACGCCTTCCAGGGCAATCTTCTCTTTGGCGGTGAGGCCGAGTTCTGCCGGGGAGTGGGAGCGGACGTTGAGCCAATCATATCCAGACTGGGTGCTGGGCACATACCACCCCAAGACCACTGGCCTTTGACCTGCTCCTGACTCGGTGGGGGCGTATCCAACGACGCACATGTCCCCCACTTCGGGCATCGCACCGATGAAGTGACGGGCTCCCGCCGCAGGGAAGGTGATGGGGATGTTGGATGAAGGGGAACCACCGCCTGAAAGGGGCTTCAGGTCCACCACCATCTTCTTCGGGTCCACCCGTGTCACCACGGCGAAGCGGATAGGGAAAGACCGTTGGTCGCGGCTAATGTTGGCCTTCGCCAATCCTGTGGGTGCGACTTCAAGATTGATGCGCCCCGTTGTGACCGGGGGTCCGTTTCCGTTGCTCATCCTTCCTCCTCGGCCTCGCTGGCATCAATGCGGTCTTGCTCTATCTGATCGGACGCTTTTGAGATCCCTCTGGCGGCTTTCCGGGCTGCCTGCTTGGCTTCTTCCCAATCCGCGCCACTCTCCTTTTGGGCTTCAGTGATCGCTCCACCCACTGCCGTTTGTCCGAACAAACCCGTGTCCTGCGTGCTCTGGATCACTTCCGCCAGTTTATTGGTGGCACGAGTATCAAGCATCTGGCCCGCAAGGGCTTGCTTGGTGAGGGACCAACCAGCACCTACATGCTCGGCCTCACTCGACAGGAAGTCGTTGACGCTCTCGTCCCCAGCCAGTTCCACGAACTCACCCGTGAAGGCTTGGAGCCAGAAAGACCCGTCTGTTCCTTTGCACAGGCACACCTCATTCCCTTCCCCCTGGAGGGAGGCCAAGGCGGATGCGGCTACGTCACCTGTGACGGACATGCCTCTGCTGCGTGAGGTCACGGGGGTATTCCGTATAAATACCGAGGGGGAGTCGTCTTCCGTGGCGATTGCAGCGAGGGCGTTCTCCAGATCACCGACTGCCACATCCACGGATTCTGCCAGCTTGGCCTTTGCCTCGTCACCCATCTCCCCCAACACCTTTGACACGGAGGCCCCACCAGAGAGGGAGGCAAAGAACGTCTCCACGGCAAGCATGGAAGAGTTGGTGGTGGGTGACCCTGCGGTGCTCAAAAGGCTCTTGTACCTCGTAATGTCGAGCCCGCGCCCATAGGGGAGGGTGCCGTAGACCTCGTAGCCACCATTGTCCGAGACAGGCAGGACCGGGGTGAAGGAACCCTTGCCGCCCTCCTCGTATTCTCGGGAGACGATGCGGATTGCACCAGTCCCGTCCTCCTCGTAGGAGTCGAAGTGGGTAAGCAACTCCGCTCGGGCTGCCCCAGCTTTGTCACTGATCACCCCCCACACCCCGTCGGGGTCATCCAACGCGACGGTCGCGAGATACAGTTGTTGGGCTGCGTCGAGGTAAGCTGCGAGTTTTTCCCCGCTCTGGGCCGAGATGTTTTCGATTGCCTTGGCATCGCCCTCCCTCCACAGCCGTCCGGTCTTGATCTCGGCATCCGCCTCGACTCGGAGTCGTTGCTGTGGGTGGAGGGATCCACCAAAGGTGCTTACCTGCTCCGTTATCGTAGCGAGAGAGGTGATCAATGCCTGCACGTTGGAGTCCTCGCTGCTCCCAGAGGTGCTAATCTCACAACCTGTGATGTACGTGTCAATCCAAGCCTTGATAGCCCCATATCCGGCTTCCGTCTCCGTCTCCCCGAAACGAACAGTGGCGGCTTCATCCGCGTCTACTGTCTGGGCATAGACTCGGAGATGGGAGGCAAACACCTCGGCCATCTTCTCTTTGATGAGGGGGAACCTCGCAAACTCCGATGCTCCCTGGGTGATGTTGTTGACTCCTTTCCGCACCAGAATCTTCTGGAAGGTAAAGAAGCGAATGTCCTTTGTGGTCACGTCGGAGTAGGCGTTGGTGCCGGAGATTTTGCCTGTCTGGTCATCCGCGTCATCCGCGTCGATCCCGTAGATGCGGAACCCGCGCTTCGGCATGTCCGACTCTATCCTGATTCGGTCCCCATCCTGACGGAGCACGGTGATCCCATCGCTGTGGCTGTCTTTGGGCTCCCCAATCCGCGTCACGGATTTAGTTGAGGCTTCCTCATCTATGATGACTTCCGAGGGGGACTGATCAGACTCATCAGGGGCAGAGGATGAGAAGTACCGGTATTGCCCGGTGATACCGGACTCACCGAACATCTGTTTGAGGCCGGTTTGGAGAGCAAGGTAGTTGCCGAGGTTCGCGCTGTCCTCGATGTTGTTGGCACTCTTTTGCTGCACAGCCACCAGAAGCGCCCCGAAGTTCGGGGATTCTTCTTTGACCGTTTCAAGGGTGCCCTGTGTGTTCGTGCCCGAGAAAACGGTGTTGGAGATGACTTCCGAGTACGAGTCGTAAGAGGTAACGATCTCATCTCGGGAGATTTTGATGGCCTGGGCGGGGTCGTTGCCCTCACTCAACAGATAGGTGGGACTGCTTTCGACTGAATCGGGGTCACGGCGCAGGATGCCCATGGTGAGGGCAAAATCCATCAGCGTGTCTGCTGATGAGAACGACAGCCCCCCAGGCACCGACCGCATGTTGAGTCGGTCTGGGTCAAGGGCCAGAACGACGTTCGGGTAGCCCTGGATGCGGGGGGGACCGGAAGATCCGGCAACGGCTCCCTCAATGTCTTCTGGAAAAACGTACAGGGGCATAGGCGGGTATTCCCCAGGAGCCGATAGCTTCACATCATCGAGAGTGGGGAGCCTCTGGGAGCCGTCCCCCTCGGATCGGTCAGGGTTCCCAGGGGGAAGGAACTTCGGACGCTTGGCCACGCAGGTAAGTGTTGACTGGCACGCTGACCCCACTGCGAAGGAGTGGGAGATCCCCTTGACGTAGAAGAAGCAATCCAGGCACTCGACCCACACGGGGTAGCCCGGTCGCATCTCTGGCCGGAGAGGGATGGTGATGCTGGCTGTTCGCATCTCTGCGTTCGCCAGATCCATCCGCATGATCCCACTGATATACATGGCCTTGCTGGAGGAGAGGTAGTTCGACTCAAAGGTCGTCTCCCTCCAACCGAACTTCGCTACGAGCCGCCAGTCAACGAACTTGCCCTGGCGTGTCCCGAACTCACCCGACAGGACTCCCTTGAAGTTCTGGAAGAGGCTTCCTGACCCCTTGACATAGGTGGCCTCGGGCTCGGACTCGGACTCCGAGATGGAAACGAGATCCCGATCCCTGATGCAGTACACCTCGTCCCCGGAAGTGTCGAGGTTGTACATGGGTGGCTTGAAAACAATGTCTCCGTCTACGTCTTGGTAGAACTCAAAGCCACAGACCTCCAGCGTAGTGTTGGCGATCTCCAACTTGGACATGTACTCGCCCTCAAACATATTCACTGACCCCAGTGAGCCGAGGTCCAGGGTGTACGCCTGCATCTTCAGCGCGTCGAGTTTGGTGCCATCCTTGCTCATCACAGCCCCTTGCGTGGCCATCCCCCGGTAGCCAACGCTACGGGCTGCTTCCTTGAAGTCGCTCACCGCGTCAAGGTTGTACTCGTCGGGGAGTTCGATGTTGAAGGAGTTGATGAAGTCTTGGGCCGAGGTGCCTCCGGTGTTGTCGAACATACCGAGGTATGCCTGCTCAAAGGCGTTGAAGATGGAGCCGTCCATGCCGTACATGCGGAGACGCATGGAGGACTCCTCCCACCGCTTCTGCCACCACAAGGCTGCGTGCTTGTAGAGGCTCTGGCCAGAGCCCTCATCGACTGCTGCGAGGTTGGACTCCTGGGCGATGGTCCAGTTCTGGCCGAAGGCTGCACCAAACCCGATCCGCATGAGGGTGTAGATGATGCTGTAAGGGCTCATCCCAGTGAACTTGTGGCCCGTCAGGTTGATCCCGGTCCCGCCACCTTCCAGCTTTTCTCCGAACACAGACCCGTTGGTGGAGACGTAGTGGTACTGCCAGAAGTGGAGGATGTTCGCGCAGGTCACGCTGGCGGTGTAGAAGCCCCCAGAGAACTCGTGGCTGACCTCGGTGACCACCCCCCGGAAGACTTGATAGTAGGGGTAGACAGGCACACTGTCGTCGGTGGCCCCGCCCCCCTTTGGGGGATCTTGCCCCTTGGCCGCGTATCCGGTGATGGGGAAGTAGCCCCGCATGAGGATGACGACTTCAAGCCCAGGCTCCAGTACATAGTTGCCGTCATGCCGGAACACATCGGAGGCAGCGGCGGGAACGGTCAGGGAGAAGTTTGCCCCGGTGATGGGGTCCGTCGTGGGGTCACAGGAGATGGAGGTGATGTACTTGTTGAAGTCCAGCTTCTTGTTGCACGTCATACAGGACGCGAACTCGGCGTGCCCATTGATGAGCACTTTTGCGTCGGGGGTGTAGCGGACAACCGTGCGGTTCATCTGCCATGTTCCGACGTATGGCCGGTCTTTGATACTCATGCAGCACCTTACCCAAGCAGCCCTGTGGGGGTGAAATAGTCGAGGACGGGGTTGGGGGCAGTAGAGACAGGCTGGCCATCCTCATCCGTCTCCCTCTGAAACTGGGTAGTCCCCGAGATCCCTGCGAACCCAGCGCCCCACCCAGCCCCGTCAATGTCTGTCCGGCTCGGGGTGGCCGCCGCGATACGGTTCAACTGCTCGGTGGACAGTGACCCTGGTGCGGGGGTGGGGGAGGACTCCGGCAGCACCACGACAGGTGCCTCGGCATGGTCGTACATGCGATCTACCGTGAAGGTCATGGACCACTCGATGCGATGTTGCATCTCCTCGGTGTAGGAGTATTCAAATGAGTCGATGTGGCCGACGTAGGTCATCTGGTCGTAGTCGATAGCGAGCGCCCCAATCATCAGGTGGGCCTCGGTGCCGTTCACGGTGTCGTAGATGTAGCCGTTGTTCCGGTAGAACTGGTAGAGCGCCACGAAGTTCTGGAAGGCTGCGGAGTCTCGCTTCGATGCGAACTGCACCCCCGAGGGCGTGTTCGTTGTGCCGTCGTTGGCAACGACCCCAGTGACGGTGGAGGGGTTGACCCCAGCGCAGAACGCTCCCGTGCTCCCAGAGAAAGAAATCGTCGGCTGCGCCTCACCCCACCGCTCAAAGATGAACCCATGACGTGACCGGGCCGAGAACTGCTGGACGGTCTGGTACGAGATCGACATTTCGCTGGGGTTCACGAACAGGGTCAGTGGTGGCACCTGAAGGGCCACCTCCACTTGGTACTTGATGTCAGCGACCGTCGTGAGGTCAGCCATCATCGCCCTCGCATCCGTTCCCAGGGTGCCCTGGAGTTGCTGCCCAGCGGAGATGGTGGAGAGCAGTGTAACGAGATTGGATTCCCCCGAAGCCGCCCCCGTTACCTGGGGGATGCCCAACGCATCCCTGATCGCGTTCGCTTGGTTAGTTTTTTCACTGGACTCCTGCCCCGCTCGGCCCAGGAGGTTCACGTCTACATCGGTGCCCACAATGTCCGCGATGGGGTCGGGGATGACGATGCGGATGGTGAAGGGAGAGAGTTGGCGGGCGAGTTTGTTCGTGCCGTCGTAAGGCACCCCTTCCTGCACCTCAAAAGTGGAGGAGAGTCCCGGCCCCGACGTGACCGCTTCATATCGACTTGCGATGT